CCCTTGCCCACGCCGAGCAGCCCGGCCGCGGCGCCGGCCCCGGCCGCGCCCCCGGCCAGGCCCTTGGCGATCGCCAGCGCCCCGGCAGCGAGGCCGGCCGCGGCGGCATTGCCGACCAGGTCCTGCGCGCTGCCGCTGGGCGCGTCGTCGATGAAGCCGTCGACCGCGGCGTCGCCGTCGATGAGGCTGTAGTCGGTGTCATCGTCGACGAGGAACAGATCGCCGGCGCCGCGATCGAATTCAGCGGCGGCGTTGGCGCTGCCGGTGGCAGCGCCAACCAGACCTTTACCCACAGACACGGCACCTGCGACCGTGGCACCGCCGACCGCTGCGCCTTGCAGGCCCCCGGTCGCCGTGAGGTCGCCCGTGGCCGCAGCGCTGCCCGCCGCCGCACCTTCCAGGTCTTTGTTTGACCCGCCGCCGCCCGCGTCCTTGAGCACGACGATCGCGCCCGCCCACTCCGACGACGTGCCGGACGTAATCGACGCCGACTGCGCGGCGATGGCCGTGATGTTGCGATAAAAGACGCTGTACGGCTGGTAGGTCGCGTTGTCGTCTAGCAGCCCGATATTTGTAAAGCCGCTTGGCGTTGACATCGTCGGGACGTTCGTCGCCGACAGAATGCCCACTACAAAGTTGTTCGCCTGCGCGGGCGCTGCCGTGGTGCCCGTGTTGTAAGCACCGCTACTGTTGCCCGTGTTGCTGGCTGCCACGTCAAACGACGTGACGTTGAGCCCGGACACTTCAAGAATGATGGCCGATATGTACTGGACCCCGCCTCCCGACGACGAGACGGTGACCGTAGTGGCGCCACCCGTGGCGCTCTCGCACACAGCAATAGCGCTTCGGCAGGTGGCCGTTGCGGGGCTTGCTCTCGTCGTCCATGTACCGCCGCCGGAAGCCGTCAGCGTCCCATCGCTGCCGGTTGAGTAGGTCGTCATTAAGGCGACCAACTTGTTCCCGGGCGCGGGGTTCGCGTCGAGCGTGATGGCGACCGATGCGCCCGGAGAAGTGCCCCCGAATTTTGACTGGACGATGGAGCCCATCAGGCAGCATCCAGCACGAGGACACGCTCACCGCCCGAGGCGATCGACTGCGTGCCGGTGTTTGCAAACGGCGACCCGCTCACTGCGCTGAACGTGCCGGCCGTGGGGTCATACAGACGCGCTCGAACACTGCTCGGCGCCAGTGCGCTCATCACCACCGTGACGCTTTGCGACGCCGGGATGTAGACCATCGCAAAGCTGCCATCGCTGGCCCGCGCCGGACACACGCGCGAACCGTCGGCACCAAGCGAACTACTAACCAGCGACGTGTTCTGTTGCGGCACCAGCTTCCACCACTCGTACTGCGTGAGCAGTGTCTTGACGTGAACCATTTGGGCGCGCGCCGTGGCCGCCAGCTGCGTCGTCCAGTCCGTCGCGTCGATCACGGGCGAAGAGAACGCCCACAGCCCGGAATGGCCGTACACCTGCCCAGGCGAGCCAGACAGCACCGCCTGCCACGCGCACGCGCGGCACGTTTGCGCACTGGCGCTGCCCTCGTATTGCCCCTCAAACCACAGCGCCGGCTTGACAGGCGCAGCGTCGTAAGAAGTTTGCACGAAGCTATACGGCCAGCCGCCATACACCGGCCAGTAGTAGATCAAGTCCAGGTCGGTGTAAGTCGCTGACCAAAATTCGCGCGTGCGCGAGCTGGTGGTGCCGTGGCCGCTAAAAATCGCCGCCGGCTGCACCGCCTTGATCGCGCTAAAAATGTTGAGCTGCTTGGTTTGCTCGGCGCCGGTGATGCTCTTGTCGCCAGCGCCAACCCAAATGATGTTGCCCTGCGTGTAGCGCGTGCCGAGGAACGTGCCGTAAGCCTGCAGATCGGCGTCGCTCTCGGCGAGGTATTCATCATCCCAGCCCTCGTCGCGGTCCGGATAACCGGAGTACGCGGGGAAGGCCAGCACCATGATGCCGCGCGCCAGGCAGCCATCGATGATGTAATCAACGTGGCTCCAGAAAGCCTCGACCGGCGTAGCCCAGTCCACTGGCGACATGGGTGAGAAGGGCGCCTCACCATAGGCGTTGAGGTGCCGCGGCGTCTGGCTGGTGGCGTAACGCTCGATCAGCTCGACAACCAGCGTGTTGAACCCACGCGTCTGGCAATCGTTTAGGTAGGTATCGACCTCGGCCTGATCAAGCTGGTTGCAGATCGACCACGCCGTATCGCCGTGAATCAGAAACGGCGTGCCGTTGGCCTGCTTGAGGTAACGCCCGCTGGCGTCGATCTGCAGCGGAAACACCGAGCCCCCGCCAGCCTTCGGCAGCGCCGCATCGGCGCGCGTGGCGGCCGTGGGGTACGAGCGCAGGCGCGGCACGGCTTACGTCCAGCGGTCGCCCAGCGGCGCGAGGTTCATGCAGAACAGGTCGTGATCCAGGTTGCGCGCGGCCGCGGTGAGCGTGTGCACCAGCGTGCCCACGTTGCCGACGGTGGTAGGCAGGTTGGTGCTGTGCTCGAACGCCAGCGCGCCGTTTTTCAGAAACTGCACATTGCCGTTTTGCTTGCGGATGATCTGGAAGTCGTACCAGGTGGCGGCAGCGACGTCGGCGCCGGTGTCGGCATTGGTCGTGCTGTTGCTGGCCTGGCGCGTGGTGAATCGCCACTTGGCGCTGGTGGCCGGCACGTACTCGACGAACGCGCCGGCGCTGCCAAGCGAGCCGGCGGCGGCGTCGGCCAGGTCGACGCCAAAGCCGAGCTTGATCGCCAGCGTGGTGATGGTGGGAATGGCCACCAGGAACCGCATGCGCGCGATCTCGGTGGGCAGAATGACCGCGCTGTTGGCGGCACTGCCGAAGTGCAGGCGCGTGCTGTTGCCGCTGGTCGTGCCACTGGCCGAGCGCAGCACGCCGGGGTGCTTGGCGGTCGATGTCTGAAACGCGGGCGCGCCAGGCGTGCCGGCTGCGCTCATCGTCCAACCCGCCTCACCGATCGAGCCGGCGCTGGTGGCGACCGTGGCCGACAGGCTGGAGCCGAGGAACTCGGCAGCAATGTCGCAGGCGTCGGCAACGATCGGCCGCTTATCGTAGATCTGCGCGTTGCCGATCGCGGTGTCGGCCGCGGGCACGTAGACCTGCGCCAGGCTGATCGAGTTGGCGGGGATCGCCGGCGAGACCGGCTTTGCCGCGGCGGTGCCGGCCACTACGCTGACGGCGCCATTCCAGTCGCAGCAGACCAGGTCGATGCGGTCGAGCGTGGCGTGCGCGGTGGTGATGGTCGGGCTGGCGGCGCTGACGAAGCAAAAAAACCCGGCGATGCGAATCATGCCGGCGGCCACCGCCACGGTCATGTTGGGTGTGCCCTGCGCGGCCACACCCAGGCCGCTCAGCACGCCGTCGCCCGCCAGGCCGATGGCGATGGCGTCAATGTCGGCGTTGGTGATGCCGGCCTGGCGCAGGTGGGCGGCGGCGGCCTTGCCGGGAATCTGGAACATGGGTCAGCCTTGGGTTTTGTGCGCGGTGAGCTGGTGCTCTAGCGCCACGATGCGCACCGCGCGCTCGGCGGCGAGGCGCTGCCATTCGATGCGGTCGACTCGCTCCAGGTGCAGATCACGCGCGGCGGCGATCAGCCTTTGATCGGCTGCGTGCAGTTGCGCGCGCAGCTCGGTGATCGAGGTCGCGCGCGCCTTGACGCGCTCGTCACGGCTGACTGCGTGGCGCTGCCGGGCCATTCGTTCCGCCTGGCCTTCGCTCGCTAGTTGCCGCACAACCCCACCCGGTCAGCGCGACCCAGCACGCCGCGCCAGTTACCTTCGCCGACGGTCGGATCGCACGGCGCACCGACGGGCACCCGCTCGGGCGCGGTGCGGATCGTGCCCGCCTTGGTGTACTGGTACGGCCAGATGCGCGTCGGGCGGTCGGTCGCACCGGCGAGCGGCAGCACGGTCCACACCTCGGCGGGCGATGGCGGGGGATCAGCGCCGGGCGCCGGCTGCCAGGCGCCGGCGGGCGCGAGCACGGCTTGATCGTCGCGCACCAAGCGGCACAGGCGCGCGGCGTAGCCAGCATTCCCGATCTGCCGATCGCAGAAGCCGACGTCGGCCGAGGTGTCCCACTGCTTGACCAGCGCGGCGCGCTCGGCCTGCGTGGCGGCCTGCGACCAGGCGGCGATGCGCTGGTCGAACTCGGCGCGCAGCGTGCTGCCGACGTCCTGCGCGTGCACCAGGCGGCCACGGGCGCGCCAGTCGCTGCCGGTCCAGCACCACCAGAGCACGGCGCCACCCTCGACGCCGAAGCCGCTGGCGGTGAGGTAGACGCGCGACACCACGTAGGGCGCGCCGGTGGGCACGGCATACAAGCTGCCGGGCAGGCAGTCGCGGTCGCCGGCCTGCGCCCACGCTAGCGCGGGCAGCAGCAGCACGGCGGCGAGCAGCAGGCGCAGGGCCGAGCGCATGCCTAGCCCTCGGCGCGCTTGGCGTCGATCGCGGCCTGCAGCGAGTCGAGCGACTCACGCAGGCGGGCGCTCATGACGTTTTGCAGGTCGATGAACTCGTGGCCGAGTACTTCGGCGTTGGTGGCGGCGATGTTGAGCTGGATGGCCAGCTCGCGCGCCTGCGCCGGGGTGGTGCCTTTGGCGTCGGTCATAGCTACTCCTTGAGGATCGACTGCATGGCGGCCACCGCCTCCTGCGCGGCGCGCAGGCGGGCGGGGTCGAGCTGCTTGCCGGGGCAGGCGGCGTCGAGGTCGGCACGCGCAAAGCGGCCGAGATCGGCGAGCAGCTGCGCGCGCGGCAGCGGCAAGGTGCCGGCGCGCACGCGCGCCTCGGCCTGGCGCGCGGCCAGGGTGGCGGCGGTGTAGGCCGGCGCGGTCTGCAGCTCGCAGGCGTTGGTGGCCAGCGTGGCGACCACGATGGGCTGCGCCTTGGCAGGCGCGGCGACCAGCGGCTGCGGCGTGCCGCAGGCGGCGAGCAGCGTGATGACGAGCAGCGAGACCAGGATCAGCAGCGCTTTGCGAAGCGCGCCGGCCTGGCCCAGCCAGCCGGAGAAGTCGAACCAGGCGGCGGGGCTCATTGCTGCGTGTACGTGAAGGCGCCGATGGCAAAGCTCACGGTGTCGCCTGAGTTGATCGTCTTGCTCGTGGTCAACGCGAAGCAAGTCATGAGGTTGGTGCTGCTGTAGACACCGACGTGCGTCACCGTGCCCCAGCCGGCCGAGGGCGTGGCGAAGTTGATGGCGACGTTGTTGCTGGTCTGGCCGCCGGTGCCGCTGGAGGCCGTGGTGCTGCCGGCCGACTGCGTGCC